GCTGGGCAGTTGGGAATTAAAGGTAGCACTGTGTTGGGTTATGACGAGAAGAAGTCTGTTGCTAAGACACTGCGTAAGCCTGCTGAACAGTTGAAGAACTTTGCCAACAGTGGCAAGATTGCTTTGAGGACCTTCCTTGAGGATATTAAGGCAGTGCCAGTAGAGTTGAATGGCAGGTTGTCAGCAGATATTGTGCTACTTAAAGCAAGCAAGTAACTGAATAGGTCATCGCACGAATAAATAATGTGCGATGACCACTTTACAAGAAGCAAAAAACGATATTTTTGATTATGTTCGATATAGCTTAGGCGAAGGCTTAGTTGACGTTGAATTAGATCCAATTCATTACGAAACTGCTTTTAAGCAGTCGTTAGCACGTTATCGTCAACGTAGTAGCAATTCAGTTGAAGAAAGCTACAGCTATCTTGAACTGCAACAAGACACAAATGTTTATACACTTCCAAAAGAAGTAATTACTGTTCGTAATTGTTATAAGCGTAATATTGGTGCTAACAGCGGTACTTCGAGTCAGTATGAACCATTTGAAGCAGGCTTCGTAAATTTCTATATGATCCAAAGCGGTCGTGTGGGAGGTCTTGCCACTTACTCATTCTACAGCATGTTCCTTAAAGAAGCTGCTAAGATGTTTGGTGGCTTTCTTAATTATCAATTCAATACTGTTACTAAGCAGTTGACTATTATGCGTCGTCCAAGAGCAGACAAAGAAACTATTCTACTTTGGACTGAAAACTATAAGCCTGATCTTACTATTATCAGTGATACATATAGTCAACCTTGGATCAAAGATTATACACTTGCTCTTTGTATGCGTATGCTTGGCCAAGGCCGTGGCAAGTTCAGCACTATTGTTGGCCCCCAAGGCGGTACACAGTTGAATGGTACACAGCTATTACAAGATAGTCAAACAATGATTGACAAGTTAGAGCTTGAAATTAGCAACAGCATGACAGGCGAAACTCCAGCTTGGTTTGTTGTTGGATAATTGAGGACCAAATGCGTTTACACGAAATAGCGTCGACATTCTATCATGGCAGCATGGATGAGTTACCTGTGGGCACAGTGTTAACTCCTCGTGACAATTATGAGCAGACATGGGGTAACACAGATTTTTATTCTGCTTTAGAACGCTATCGTCCATCTAACATGTTAGGTCATCGTCAAGGTGTATTCATGTGTCATGATCCTGATGATATTGATTTAGCAGGTGGTGGCACTGAATGGTTGTTTACAGTTGTACCATTAGGCCCAATTCAAAAACATGATCTTAATTGGGGCTCAGAAGTTAGCATGTTGATAAGTGATGGCTACGCTGTTGATAGTCCAGAAGTTAAAAATGCTGCTGAAAAATATTGGGCAGGTATCCCACATTATAATGAATCAGTTTGGGAATACCTAACGCCCAAGGCTAAAATCACAGCAGTTGAAGAATATTGATTCCTCACAGTTTTTCTGTTAGAGTGTTTTTATGATCGTAGGAATTATTGGACTTATCAATTCAGGCAAGAGCACCATTGCCAACATCCTTGTGGAAGATTATGGCTTCATTAAAGTATCGTTTGCTGACACTCTTAAAGACGCTGTCTCAGCTATATTTGGTTGGCCTCGAGAACTCCTGCAAGGCGATACTGAAGAAAGCCGTAAGTGGCGAGAACAAGTAGACGAATACTGGTCTAATGTCATGCAGCATCCTGTTACTCCTCGATGGGTACTACAGCACATTGGCACTGATGTCATGCGTGATCATTTCCATAAAAGTATTTGGGTTCATAGCCTGATGAAGAAGCTACATAACTCCAGCTCGAATTATGTGATCAGTGATGTTAGATTTCGTAACGAAGTTGATGTCATCTTAAGTCAGCAAGGGCAAATTTGGGAAGTTCAGCGACCTCCTATGCCTGATTGGTATGGTATGAAGTTTGATGAATATGATGACTTAGTGCGTCATATGGAGATCAATCATCCTGAAATCCATCGTAGTGAATGGGAATGGCGACTGACTAAACGCAATCATATCATTAGAAATGACAGTACATTAGCTGAATTAAAGCACAAAGTTTCTATTATAATATCCCAATAGAACCGCTACAAACACCCTGGTTTTATCGCTAACCGCTAAATATTGATAACCTACTAAAGGATATCATGATATGGCAAACAGTTTAGTTTCACCGGGTGTACAAGTTACAGTAGAAGATCAGAGCAATTATGCTCCGACTGCTGTAGGTACTATTCCGTTTATTATAATGGCGACAGCGCAAGATAAGACTAATTCTTCAGGAAACATTGCTTCCGGAACAACTGAAGCCAATGCTGGAAAGGTATTCAATGTTACTGATCAGCGCAGCTTAGTAAATCAGTTTGGTTTACCCACATTCCCATTCAATTCAAGTGGCTCCAGAGACTTTGGAAGTGAACTTGCTGAATATGGACTATATGCTGCCCATCACAGCTTAGATGTTATCAGCAGCGCATATGTTATGCGAGCAGATATCGATTTAGGTCAACTTGAAGCCAGAGAATCTCGTCCATTTACAACTGCCGCAGGCGGTACATTATGGTTAGATACTGCTATTACTTCATGGGGTGGATTTGAATGGGATGCAGTTAATCAGAAGTTTGTTCAGATTAAGCCATCATTTCTTTATACAGCGGACAATTTAAACAATGGCGTTCCTGAGAGCAGCTATGGTAAGATTGGTGATTATGCCATTGTAGGTTACGAAGATAATACAAACCCAATGTATTATAAAGCATATAATAATCATTGGTATATAGTAGGTAGCGACGAATGGCAGCAGAATGTTCCAACTATTACTGCTGGTAATACAATTGATATTGCAGTTAATGCAATTCCAGGCAGTGCTTCATTTAAGATTAATGGAGTTCCTATTGCTACTACTGGCGGCGATGCTCAATCATTAGCTGATGATATTGGTACTAAAGTACCAGGTGTAACAGCACACGTTGTTGGCAATAAATTTTGCTTGTTTGCTTATATCAGCAATGATGGTGGAATGGGTTCTAAGAGTAATGGTTCTGTAATTGACGGTAAAATTTTAATCACTGAAGATACTAATAATGTTATGACAACTTTAGATATTACTGTCAACTTTGTTTATAGTTGCCCAGCAGTACAATTTAGTAAGCACAGTAATGTTCCGCAGTGGAAGAGCATTAATTCACAGCCTCGTCCTTCAGGCAGTGTTTGGATTAAGACTACTAATTTCAATTATGGTGCTAACATTGCCACATATCGTCGCAATTCAGTTACTGAGTCTTGGAATTTAGTACCCAGCTTAGTTTATGCTAACGATTGGGAAGCCATTTACGGTCTTGATCCTACTAAGGGCGGAACAGGTATTGGCAGAGATAGTCTCTACACACAATATGATGTTGATAATAATGGTACTGTAACTTATAAAGTATTCACACGTAATGCAACTGGTGCCACAACCGTTACTGGCACAACAACAAATCCAACATTAACTGGAGGCAATGAATTTACCATTCAAGTTAGCCAAATTGGTTCAACATCATTAACTGATATTGTTACTATTATGGTTGGTGCTAATGCCACTGATGCTACTGTAGCGGGTGTTGCTTCACTAATTTCAGCGGCTAATATTGCTTATTTAGAAGCAAGTGTGACATCAACTGGTGCATTAAGTCTAAGTCACTCAACTGGCGGCATTATTATATTAGCTGAAATGACCGGAACTCCTCTTGCTGATATGGGAATCACAACTGATATTGTTAATGTTCGTGAAACTATGATGGATGGAATAACTTCATTGATAGTTAGTAACTGGGTAACACCTTACAGCCCAGTATTAGTTGAACAGCCAACCGAACCACTTGCTAAGCCAACTACTGGTGAGCTTTGGTTCTACAGTGGTGTATTAGAAGCCGATATCCTAATCAATGACAACAATGTATGGAAAGGTTATCGCAACGTAGCATCAGACGCAAGAGGTTATCCCTTAACAAACACTGATCCAAACGGACCAATCTTTAGTTATACTAAGCCAACTGTTAACAGTCAAGGCAATGCACTACAGTTAGGTGATCTATGGATTGACACTACAAGCTTCGATAACTATCCTAAGATTTATCGTTGGGAAGTTAAAGATTCAGTTCAGCAATGGGTAGCAATTGATACAACTGATGCAACTACTGAACATGGTGTTGTTTTTGCTGACGCACGTTGGGATGGCGATTACAATGAAATTGGTGCTCCCCCAACAGGCGGTAACAAGGATGTATTCTTAGATGACATTATTCCAATTACTACATTGTTAAACAGTGACTGGATTGATATTGATGCTCCAAATGCAGAGCTATATCCACAAGGTTGTTTACTATTCAATACACGTCGTAGTAGCAATAACGTAAAGAAATATGTTAAGAATTATTTCACAATTGAAAAGTATCCACAGCTTTCACTACCAGCTGTTAAGGACACTTGGCAGTCATACAGCGGCAAGAAGTACAACAATGTACCATTCTTTGGTCGTCAAGCAGTACGTAATGTTGTTGTAAGTGCAATGAAAGAAGCAGTTGATATGAGTCAAGAGCTTCGTGAAGAGGGACGTCCATTTAACTTGTTAGTTGCTCCTGGTTATCCTGAGCTTCTTGACAACTTAAAGGAACTCAATGACGAGCGTAAGAATACTGGCTTCGTAATTGGCGAAGTTCCAATGGGACTTTCAACTGATGCTACTGTAGTTGAGAATTATCTACTCGATGCTACAGGTTCAGGAACAAACGGCGAAGATGGGTTAACTTCGACTGATGCTTATTCAGCAGTGTTCTACCCAGGTGCTGCTACAATGAACGCACTTGACGGTGTTGGTTCAGTTGTAGTACCAATGAGTGCGCTAATTCTTCGTACAATTCTATTGAGTGATCAGCGTAGTGAACTATGGTTTGCTCCAGCTGGCAACCAACGTGGTGTTGTTGATGCAATTGCAATTGGTTACGTTGATCGTTCTAATAATAATGCGTTTGTAAGAACAGGTACTCCACAGGGACTACGTGACTTACTTTATACAAACAGAGTTAACCCTGTAACATTCTTCCCACAAGTTGGTTATATTAACTATGGTAACCACACTCGTCAAGCAGATGCAACAGCACTTGATCGTATCAATGTAGCACGTCTTGTAGCTTATCTACGCAACAGACTTGAAATTATTGTTCGTCCATTGGTATTTGAGCCAAACGACAAGATTACACGTGATAAGGCCAAAGACATTTGCGATTCACTATTACGTGATATTGTTACTCGTCGTGGTGTTTACGATTACTTGGTAGTTTGTGACAGAAGCAATAATACCAATGACACAATTGATAGAAACGAACTACATATTGATATTGCTATTGAACCTGTTAAGGCAGTTGAGTTTATCTACATTCCAGTTAAGCTTAAAGCAACAGGACAGTTGGCAGCAGGCAATTTAACTCCTTCAACTCCATTAGGTTAATAAAAATATAAGAGGCTCGAAAGAGCCTCTTATCATGACTAAGGCCCCAGATAAAAACTTGTCAAAGAACTATAAATAATTACAACAGGAGACAACTGATGGCTGTTGCATCTTTATCTAAAATGACTGTACCACTGAATACCGATCAGAGTAACAATGCTCAAGGCTTGCTGATGCCCAAGCTGAAATATCGCTTCAGAGTTACATTCTTGAATTTTGGCGTATCAAATCCTTCTACAGAACTTAGCAAGCAGGTTATTACATTTGCTCGTCCTAACGTAAACTTTAACCCAATTACACTTGATGTTTATAACAGCAAGATGTATTTGATGGGCAAGCCAGAATGGCAGCCTGTACAGGTTGAAGTACGTGATGACGTAAATGGATCAGTAAGCAGACTAATTGGCGAACAGATTCAGAAGCAGTTCGACTTTGCTGAACAGGCAAGTGCATTTGCTGGTATCGATTACAAGTTCCAAACTATCTTTGAAGTACTCGACGGCGGCAACGGAGCAATTGCTCCAACTGCATTAGAAACTTGGGAGTTGTATGGTTGCTTTATCAGTGAAGTAAACTATAACAGCTTCGATTACAAAGCATCTGAAGAAGCAACTATTACAATGACACTTCGTTATGATAATGCTCTTCAAACTCCACTTGGTACTGGAGTTGGAACACCAGTTGATCGTCCAGTAACTGTTACAGCCGCTGTAGCTTAAAGGTTAACTGATGACTGATGCTCCATGGCAATCACTTGGACCTGGAGATTTTGTGCGTGACTATAGACATGCCGCACGAATCTTTGGGTCCAATGATTTTATCAGAGCACCTAAATCTAAGTATCTATTTTATGTTGTAATTACAACTAATCCTGCTGCCATAGCTGACAACTTTGGTTCCCCTCCTAACTTTAAAAGCGAATTGAGTTATTTGGTAAAGAATGTTGAGCTTCCTAAGTTTGAAATTGAAGTTCAAGAACATAATCAATATAACAGAAAAGTTCTTGCTCAACGTCAAATAAAGTACAATCCTGTTACTATTAAATTTCACGATGACAATGATAGTACATTAAGAGATTTCTGGCAGACTTATTACAACTATTATTTTATGGATGGTAGATATACTGACAGCGACTTTAAAAAAGATGACAAGTATCAGTCAAGAACTGCTGGAACATCTAATAGATGGGGAATAGACACAAATGCCAAAGCTCCATATCTAACTAAAATAGACATATACAGTTTTTATCATGGCAAAGGTGATAAAATAACTCTTGAATCTCCAATGATTACATCTTTTAATCATGATTCACACGATTATAGTGAAAATATAGGAGTAATGGAAGCAACAATGTCTGTTCGTTATACTGGCGTTAGATATGAGCAACAACAAGGGGTTGATGCCGCCAATGGTATTCCAGGATTTGGTCAAGCTGCTCCTGAAGCATATGATACTGAAATGAGCAGTTTGGTTAATGGTACAGGGACTGATATTATTAATGATCAAGGTAATTATGCTACCAGTGTTGATCAAGGCCCCGTTACCAATTTTAATCCACTATATGCTTTACAAAATGCAGTGTTCAACAGTTATAATCCAACAGTACCCGGTTATATAACTAATCAACAGTTAGCTGCTGTTTTAAATTCAACTTCAAAAACACCAGTTAACACGAATTACGTATTCCCTTCATATAATCCATTGCCTGTTACATTCCAAGATTATGGAGCATTAAATATTCAAGGTAGTGTTGCTACTACGGACGGAAAACAAGTATTAACTCCATCTCAAGTTGACAGTTTATATGTTAACGGCAGTTGGCAACAGAATTTGTTTCAAAAAGGGTATTCACCTGATCAAATAAATGCAGCAAATAATTATATAAAGACTGCTACTTTGCCTACAAATATTAATATACAGTCAGTTGCTGAAACATATCTTAAAAATGCCACAAGTCCAAAGTTAGCAGATTACGGTAAACCAGTATTTGGACAACCAGCTAAGAACAGTACCAATATTAATTTTTCCAATCCTACTACCAGTACTCAGTCGGTATACAATGGGCAAGATTGGCAATATAAATTAGCTCAACAAGGATATACTCCCAGCGATATATCTTCAGCTGAAAGATTTTTATCACAGCTTAAAGTTAGCTCATCTGCTGATTTAACAACTATTGCTTCAAACTATATTAACAGATCTAAAGGATCTGGATTAATAGGTGTTTCAAAAACATCTACTGCTACTGCTTCTACAAGCACATTAACAGGCCCTAATTTTAATCCATCCGGAACAAGTGGAACTAACCCTTATACTGCCATTTAATTAAATACAGTATGGCAACAAATCTTCCCGGACAATCAACACAAACACAAGAATTTTTTAATGGTTATTATAACCAAACAATAACTATGAATCCCAATGAGTATAATCAAGTTTACAGTTTTTTCATTAGTAAAACTGGATCTGAATCGGCAGCACAGCAGTTAACACAGACGGTAATGATTATTACATATAATAACAATATTAGTCCAATTCAGATTATCAATGACTTTAACAAAGCAGCCAGCGTCAGTGATTTTAAAACATTGTTGATTACTTTCTTTAATAGTTTTAGAGGTCCGACGAGCAAAATTGGATATAGTAATAATATATTCAAAAACGAATGGATTGAAAGGAATATTAAAGCGTGAGTGCTTACAGTCAAGGTAAGTTCTTAATTAAGAATCCACAAAAGTACAGTGGTAAAAGTCAACCAACTTATCGTAGTAGTTGGGAATGGGCTTTTATGAACTTCTGCGACAATCATCCTGCTGTATTAAGTTGGGCAAGTGAAAGTATACACATCCCATACTTCAATCCATTTACTAAAAAGAATACAATTTATGTTCCTGATTTCTTTGTAATGTATCAAACTAAAGAAGGCAAGCAACGTGCTGAGCTTGTTGAAATTAAGCCCAGTGGCGAAGTTATGGAAACTGTAGGCAAAGGCGCCCGCAATCAAGCAATGGCTGCGTTAAATGCTATTAAATGGGATGCTGCTCGTAAATGGTGTGCCAGTCAGGGTATTACATTCAGAGTCGTTACAGAAGCAGACTTATTTCATAACCCTAAAAAAACTAAGAAGTTCAAGACAAGATAATTAATTGTATGAACAAGAAATTAGAAGAAC